GGGATGACGTACAAAGCCTCATCAGACTGTCAGTGGTGTACTTAGCCTTTGCTTTCTTGATTGCCATTGTGCTGTTCTATTGATATAACAAATCGCTCCTAGCTTTTAGCTAGTGTTTTCCTCCCTAGACTGACCCTGCTTCGGTGGGGTCTTTTTTTATGATCTGCTCCCGATATTGTTTCAAAGCTTTGCCTCTGTGTGCGCTATTGCCTGACAAATCCCCGCGCTTGCGCCAAAAACTGGCATCTTTTTTCTTGTCAGACGGTTCTGTTTCAAAAAAGAATAGCTGAGGCTGAATATTCAACACCCAATGGTTGATGTCTCGCATACGCCTGACACCGCCTTGCGTGACAGCTTCGCACACAAAACCCATAGCTTGCCAGAACTTGTTTGCCTCAATATCTGATCCACATCTCAGCTTTATTGTAGCAGTTTCAAAGGCTTGGCAACGTGTTGTAAGGTCTCGAACGAGTGCCGCACCATAAAGCTGGCCCCGTAAATCGTATTGGATGCACGCTTGGTGGATGCGGCAAATCACGCCAAAAGCCCCGTGGTAAACATACCCACACGGCTCTGCATTTAGCTCGGCAAGGATTATCCGTTGGTTTTCAACCTCACGCTCAAACACCTGTTTCGGGAAAAAAGCCAACTCCTCGGCATTTTTTCTTTGCAAGCTGTCAATGTAGGTCAGGTCTGCCAATGTTGCGCTGCGTGTCGTAAAATCCATTTTGTTGTCTCCCCGCTAGGGTGGTAGCTGGCAATTCATAGTTGGGGATTCTAGGGCCATCCGTGTTAGCCACAAATGGCATCCTAATCGTCATTATAGGGCTTGCGAGCAGTGTTGGGTGACCGATAGGTTGGATCGAAGTCTAAAACATTCTCACATGGAACCATGTATTCTTTGCCTTCGCGCAAGCGAGCTGCCATGTATTGAGCCTTCTTTTGCATCCCTTTATGGACAAAATACTTCCACCAATCCTCTGCCGATTGGTCTCCAGCTCTGACCATGTGACCAATTTGGTCACCGTCTGAGCGTTGTTTCATAAAATACAAGGCTTGTTCTTCGAACTTGCCTAACGCTACTTCTCGTTGTTTGCCCATAGTTCTTCCATCCTTTTGTAATGTTCTTGCAAAAATGCGTCTTGCTCTTCCTTGGTTTTAGGCTTCGCTGGCTCGTCAACCAGCTCATCCAGCCACCTCTCAGCGTTTAGCCACGTGCTGGCATGTGGCACGTAGTCTGGCTCTGGAAAGCCCTTGCTACCCTTCCATGCCTCCAGCCTCGCCAGAATGGTCTCTGGCTCTGCCTTTTTGATCGCCTTTGCATAAGCCTTCTGTGCTGCTCCTTTACCCACCTTCCGTGGGTAAGCAGACCAGAATTGATGAAAAGATGATGAGGGGGAAGTTAAGGAAGGGGGGGATATGTTATTAATATATTCACTGGGGGGGAAACCATTAGAAGGGGGAGAAGAAGGTAACGTTACTGAAACGTTACATAACGTTACGTCACGTGACATAACGTGACCAGCAGTCTTTTCCCTATGCCTTCTTTGCCTATCCCTAGCTTTTTCCCTGACACGTTCCAACGCTTCGCTCTCAATGTTTTTGACCTCATCGGCAACAACCTGAGTAACGGCAAGCATCTGCTCTGGAGAGCAGCCTTTCTCCACCATGATAGCCAGCACCTTTGTGATGATGCTCATGGCTTACCCCTGTGCGTTAAGCCTCTCGACAGCTTCTTGCTCGAACTGAGCAAACTGGTCATCTTGCTGCAAACGTATCAAATGCAATCCAGCTTTCATCAAAATTCTTATTGCCTCGACATCAGATTTTACTCGATTGTCGTAACGAAAATCCTCGATTTCAGCCCAGAAGCTCTCAGGAAAAAGCAGTGATTTTCTAATGACTTGTTCGGACATTTTAGTCTCCTTGGTTAGATTGAACGCAGTGTTTTATAACACAAACTAAATTTTTATTCAAACTGAATTGACAGCGCTAATTAATCAATATATATGTATTACACAGAGGGGTCACATGAAACAAGAAACTGAACGCAATCTACAGTACTTGAGCAACATGCACACAGTGCTGGAAATGGCAAAACACGGACTTTACAGCTTGCAGCCGCAGCAGATGAGCCGTGAGGTGTTAGCGATCTATGCTGATATGTTACATGGCCTGAACCTTCTGCAAATAGACATACAGAGCGCAAGCTTTGACATCAAAAACGGAAGACCAAGAGGAGAAGGCTAATGGCTAGTGGTGGACACATAATTGGAGAAGGCTTTGCGCCAGAGGACCGTAAGAACGCATGGTGGGCTACAGACTCGAGACGGGCAGTTTCGGGTCAGCTCCTTGACGTGCTGCTGGAAAAGCGGGGCGAGAAGGAACGTGCTGATTTATCAGGCATCGAAGCGGTACAAATGGGCCTCTTTCTGGAAAGCGCAATCGGGCGGTTGTGGGAAGAACAGACTGGAATATCAGTTCGTGATCTTGACGTAGCTGGTACGCACAGCACAGAACCCTGGCTACGAGCACATGGTGACTTCTGGACTGGTGACAAGGGATTGCTGGAAGTTAAAAACTTTGGGGATCACCAGTACAAAAAATACCCTGAGATGGACGACCATTGGAGCAAGCTGCCTGAACAGGACATTGTGCAGTGCATCCATGAGGCGACAGTTTTTGACGTGGACCATATTTACTTTGCGGTGTTGTTTGGCGGTCAGCGGTTTCGTTGGTGGCGTATAGACGTTACGCCTGAGATGAAGACAGACTTTATCCAGCGTGCTGCCGGCTGGTGGGCGATGCACAAGACAGGGCAACTGCCAAGCCCAGAGACGGTCGAACAGGCTCAGTCGATCTACCGCAAAGATGACGGCACAAGCATGATGGCGACTAAAGTGATCGAGGAATATGTCGAGGCTTTGCGTCATCTGAAAGCACAGATCAAGGATCTGGAAGCCAAAGAAGAGTTTGCACAGGCAAAACTCATGGCTTTCATGGGTGAAAAGGCTGAGCTGGTCAATGTGGCTGGTGATATTCTGGTGACATGGAAGACAGCTAAGGCATCTAAACGGTTCAACGCCAAGCGTTTTGAACAGGAAAATCCTAAACTTTATGAGCAGTATAAAGATGAAACAGCAGGCTCAAGACGCTTCCTCGTCAAATAAACCGAGGTTAAAGAAGTATGAACAATACGAGACAGACACTCATAAAGTCGTCATTCTTGTTGATACAGAAACAAACGGTAACTTGTATGCCGAAGCACACGTTACTCCGAAAGTGAAGTCAAATGATTATCGTTCACAAATCATTATCTGAATATGAAAAATATAAGACTTGCAGAGAGGGATATTGGAAGATTGAAGAAAATAAATATGGCTTTAGTGCATTAAAAAAATATGGAAAATATTCTCATCACGAAGAGCACCATAGACCACATACGAAATTAGATAACTGTAAAATGTGTAAACGGTTATTTAATAAAAGCTGGCTTAAATACAATCGTTTTGTTCGCACGAGGGCGGAAGCTTTTGAGAAAGTATTTTACGATGATGGTTTTTATTGCACTGGTTGTTATACCAAAGTTGAAGCTTACAATCGTAAATTAAATGAACTCATAGAAACTAAACGCATCATATACAAATTATTAAAGGAGATAAAACATGTCGAAAAGCATCAAAACAGCGGGCGATCTGCGGGAGTTTCTCATCAACATGATGATTGGAGTGAAGAACGGGCATCAAGAGCTGGAGAGCGCACGAGCTATTGTAAAGATAGCGGGTCAAATCAACGAGTCACTATATGCTGAAATCAAAGCAGCCAAGATGAATTTAGATGCTGGCAAAGAAGCCGCAGCATTAGGTTATCTTCCTATTGGTAAAGTTGAAATTGAATAAGGATTGGCAAAATGATGAAGACAGAAGTTAGATTATTTAACGAAAAAACCAAATCAATGCTGACGTTTACTGATTGTGGCGATGGTGACATGGTCGTCATTGTTACAAACAACAGCCAAGCGGCAGCAGCGTATTTTCCTTTGAAAGACATTTTTGATTTCATCTCAAAGGTTTACGACATCGAGTTATTAAAAGATCAAGAGGGAGACGAAGATGAGCAATCTAATTCCGGTCAATGACATGAGAAGTATGGCGCAAGCCATTGTTAAGTCAGGGTTTTACGGGTTTAAGTCTGAGGATCAGGTCATGGCTATCATGGCTGTTGCTCAGGCTGAGAACAAGCACCCAGCAACGGTTGTGCAGGAATACGACATTATCCAAGGTCGTCCTGCTCTTAAGTCACAGGCAGTGCTGGCTCGCTTCCAGCTTGCAGGTGGCAAGGTTGAGTATGGCACATATACCGATGACAAGGTGGAAATGACATTCTCACACCCTGCTGGTGGCACTCTGACGCTATCTTGGACCATGAAACAAGCACACGACATTGGGCTTGCCAAGAAGGATAACTGGAAGAACTATCCACGCGCCATGCTGGCTGCTCGTGTGATCTCTGAAGGTGTACGTCGCGTATACCCTGCTTGCATCCTTGGTCATTATGCCGTGGAAGAAGTGATGGACTTCGATAAACCTTTTAACAAGGAACCTGTGCAGATTGCTCAGATTGAGCTGGCAGAGGAGATTGAGGAAGACCACACTGGCAAGCTTCCCCTGTACATTCCAGACGGTAATGGTGATCGCAAGGTTCACATGTGGGTCAACGAAGATGGTTGGCCTGATGCTTACATGGAATTGACCGAGCGCATCAGTGACTCGAAAAAACTTTCTGACGAGGAAAAGAGTTCTCGTTTGATCCAGCTCTCAACAGTTAACAAAGACATATTGGAGAAAATGTAATGGCTAAGAAATTAGGTTTTGGGTCGCTGCGGGTTAATGACAAGAAGCAAATGCCTTCTCACCCAGACTATACAGGCTTTGTGATCCTGTCTGAGGACGCTAAGGCAGGTGATGAGATCAAGCTCGGCGCTTGGAAGAATGACTATAACGGCATCAATCTCAAGCAAAACACTTGGAAGCCAGACGGTCAGCAGCAGCAGGCTTACCCACGTCCGATTGGCAAGCACAGCGACTCGGAAGTCCCCTTCTGATGGGCAAGGCACAGCGCACCAAGGGCCACCAGTTTGAGCGCGACATAGTCAATCTTTTGAAAGAGAAAGGCTATGACGCAGCTCGGAACCTAACACAGACACGCGACAGTGGGGGCGACATCAACCTCCCCCGCTGGCTGATTGAGTGCAAACGATACGCGAATATCGGACGTGTTTATGATTGGCTGGATCAGGCAGTCACAGCAGCGTCAGGCATACAGAAACCCATTGTCGTAGCCAAGGCAGACCGCAAAGAAGAGATTGTCATCATGCGTCTGTCAGACTTTTTAGAGGTGATGCATGTTGTGGAAAGCCAAGCACCTAATACTAAAGTTTATAAGGGGATTGAGAAAGCCCCGCCGTCTATCTGAAAGAGAGCAGTTGATGGAGCAGCTTAAGATACTGCGCCAACATCACAAGTCAACAAAACAAGTACACGCTCGATTAAGAGCAGTTACGCACATACAATTGAAACAACACATAGCGAGAGTGCCATGACGATATCAATGGACAAACAATACCGCACCAGAGACGGGCGGGAAGTGCGGATTTATGCGGTGGATGGCGGGGCGGATAATGACCTGATTCACGGCGCGGTTAAAGATGTAACTGGGTGGGATCTTTTCGTATGGCGGCATACTGGATGCTACAAATGGGATTGTTCAGAAAGTGAACATGACCTCATAGAAGTCAAACCCCGCATCCAGCGTGAACTGTGGATGAATGTGTATCATAAATGTACCGGCGTTGGGCATGAAACGAAAGAAAGCGCCGACCAAGCACATGCGGTAAATGGCGAACCTCGTTTAGCCTGTGTCAAAATCACAATAGACTGCGAAGAAGGGGAGGGATTGTAATGAACAAAAGAAAATTTGTCACCTCTGCCATCTGGCCTGACAAGCATAAGCAGATATTGCTTGAAATGCACGCAGCAGGACACACAGCTCTGGAGATCGCCATCAAGCTTAACAGAACACGCAACTCGGTCATAGGCTTTATTCATCGTTCTGGACTATCCAAGAGCAGGCCAAAGAAGCCAGTAGCACCTAAAGTCGAACGCAAGCCACAAGAACTTAAACCTGCAACGGTACACAAACTATTTCCTAAACCTATCGTTGAAGTAAAGAAACCCAAATCAACGGACGGAGTGTTATTCGTCTTTACAACCAATAGAAATTGTAAATACATAGAAGGTGAGCCCGACGGGGCTAATACACGGGTCTGCGGCAAAAGATCTATGACGGGCAAGAGCTGGTGTTTCGAGCATCATGCTTTAGTCTATAACAAGCAACCAGTACTTAACTTTAGGGGTCAATTACATGGCTAAAATATTTATCTCAACACCTTGCTATGCTGGGCAATGTCACGCTCTTTACATGACAAGTATTCTTAATCTACAGGCTGTCTTTGGACAAGCTGGGCATACTGCTATGGTAAGTGTGCTTGTCAACGAAAGTCTTATCACTCGTGGACGAAATTCACTGGTTAATCAGTTTATGAAAACAGATTCTGATTATTTATTCTTCATTGACTCAGACATTCAATTCTATGGTGACCAGGTCTTGCCAATGATTGAAGCTGACAAAGACATTATCTGTGGGATTTACCCTAAGAAAGAAATCAACTGGCAACAGGTTGAAAAAGGTGTCAAAAATGGAGAAGACGCTAAGAATCTTAAGCATTACACTGGCAGTTGGGTGCTCAATCTTGTTGATTACGTTGGTAGCGTTACTGTCCCTGTTGGTAAGCCTTTAGAGATTTGGGCAGGTGGCACTGGATTTATGCTTATCAAACGTAAAGTTTTTGAAGAATTGAAACCTAAAACACCAAGTTATATTAATGACGTAGTAGATCTTTCTCAATCAATTGCACCTCGTGAACGCATATGGCAATACTTTACAGAAAGCATTGAACCTGAGACAGAGCGCTTACTTTCTGAGGATTATCATTTTTGTCGGCAGTGGCGTTTGCATGGTGGCAAGATCTATGCAGCCCCTTGGGTGCAACTGTCTCACCACGGCACTTATGCTTTTGATGGTAGGCTCATGTAATGGATAGAGAAACATTTAAGTTCTTACTTTTATCTAGCACTACCATGTATTCAGTGCAGCACTTGGTGGCTTCTTACAACCACCTTGTGCGTAGCATCAAGAAGAAGGATTAGACATATCAAGAGCGCGTTTTTGTACTGCATCGACGCGCTTTTGCCAGCCTTTACCAAACGTATCCCATGTGTTGAGCTGTTTCATAAATTGCAACCGTTCATTGCACAGCTTAATGATACAAGCATCAGGGCTTAACGTCTTTACCTGTTGCACAGTACGATCACCCATAATGCCATCAGCAGGTACGCTGGCAATGTTCTGGATGTATTTAGTAGCCTGTCTGGGGCCAGAGTTTACAGCAAAGTCAAACAAAGCATAATCAAGACCTGCTGGCATATCATCACCACGCACTTTGTCCCAATACATTTTCTTGTACAACGGACCAACAGTGTCAGGTGTTAAAGCCTTCATCTCATCCTCAGTGACAGCTCTGCCAAGGAACGCCTCATAGGTTGCCTTGGTTACGCCAAGATTTGTCATGCCTCCAGGATCGGCTTTGTTGTTTACGAACCCACCTTCAGACTTGAGAACCAGTGCTAGACTTTGAGTAAAGTTATCTTTCATTTGGTTAACCCCTTATATTTTTCCCATGACCGTAAACCACCCATGCCAAGCATACCAAACATAAGCTGCCACAGACTGTCATCTAGCTTAGGTGGCGTTGATACAGCCAAATGTAAAGAGGTAGCAATCCACATACCTAAAGGGGAAACAAGATATTGATAGGCCAATGCAAGAGCACAGACCCAGCCAATCATAGGCCTCCAGCCAGCAACAAATAGATTCGGGTTAGAAGCCTCAACTGCGTTGACATCTGTTTGTGCCTTATCCCATTGCTGTAAAGAAGATCTTAATTCTGCTTCAGCCTTGGCTTTTGCTTCAGGATCTGGAACAAACTTATCCAGAACTTTCAAGCCAGCAGCAATAGCATCATCTATACCAAAAGCCATCAGGCTCTCCGTTTATTGCCTTCAAGGAAGAACTCAGCAGTCACGCTGTTAGGATTGCCGTCTAAACGATAATTCACCGTATGCTTTTCACTACCGTCAAAGTTAGGGAAGTATTTGCTGGCAACCTCGTAAAAGATCCGGTCCCTACCCCAGCCACCATTCCACACATGTCCGACACTGACAGCCACATGCCGAGATAGCATATAGCAATTTGTATCTACAAAATGCGTTATTTTACCAAGGCTTTCGCAGTTATCTTCACAGATCAGTTTACCCGATTTGTCCACAATTTTGCGGTACGAGTAAGCCCAGTCCAGAGCTTTGCGCTCAATGGTATCAATAAGAGAACTAACATGCTCAGGGTCAAACCAGTTGTCTTGGTCAAGGAAACATAGGTAATCAGTGTTGACCAAATGTCCTATAGCAGCATACACCCTGTGTCCATAAAAACCGTTAGCACCGACGTTTTCAGGCAAAGCCATAAAACTTAATCGAGGATCATCATCAAACGGTTGGGTAATATGGTAAACACGATCCTCAAACTCAGGACCGTCTACCACAACCAATACCCGTGTATCTTCATAAACTTGTGCAAGAGCGCTGCCGACAGCATCAAATAAAGTATCAGCGCCAATCGTCGGTATAACAATTGTTACCGACATCCCCAACGTCTCCTTGCAGCCTTGCCTCTAGGTCCAGACCACTTTTTTGACCTAGCACAAAATGATTTATGCCTAGGGTTCTTGGGATCTTTAGTCGGAGCTTTGAGCTTGCTGCCAGTCGCACGATTGTACTTCTTGCGACCTTTCTCAGTTAAACCACCGCCCTTGCTCACAGAAAGCTTTTCACCACGTCCTACGGATAAAGATGGACCTGCCATTATCGCCTCGCTGTTCGTTTAGACTGTTTAAACGCTTTAGCTGTAGGAGCACCCTTGCTGCCAGGCTTACGCATACGTTCTCCAGACCCCTTAGCGATCCGTTCCCGCTTGGCATGGATGTTTGCGTAAAGCCCTCGCTTTGCCATTACTTACCCTCACCTGGAGTAAAGTAGCACTCAGAGGTTGTGCTTTCTGTAATGAAAGCAATATACAGATTTGTTCCAGGGCTGAACTGCTGATTGACTGTATATACAATCTGAACGCCAGGACTTACCAACATAGCGTAAGATGGAGAACCAGCAGCAGGTAAGGTACAAGTGACGTTTGATTGATTGCTCACAACAAAATAAACAGCCTTGCCACCGTTTTGAGATTCATGGCTTGATACAAGCAATTGCTGGCAAGGACCGTCAGAAGTAATAGTTAACGTCTGACTGGTTGTTGTCGCGTTTGCCTTGTAGGTTTTGCCCATAGGCTGAAACGAAGAGATAATGGACATTAGATTGTCCCCTTCTCCGGCTTGGAAACAGGGCTGTTCTTCACATCTTGTGGATTAGATCCAAAGTCCCACACAGGATGAAAGCCACCTTGAGGAGCACGACCTGGCTGGAACGTCGCACCACGCCCCTGACCATAGCTGTCACGAGGCTTCTGAGGACGGGTTGGTACAGCGATCTCATTCACTGTGGGAGCTATGTGATTCGGACGATCTTTCATGTTTAGTCTCCTTAGCAATCGAAGGGATGAATACCAGTATAGCAAATCCCCCTGCGACGTACATCCTTAATGGAGTTGGGTCGTACATGACCCAGCAGGACAGGATGAACACCATAAGAAGGCTTAGTAGAGTTAAAAGTCTTCCGGTTAACACCGACAGACCTACGCGAATGATAGTCAGAATTGTTGCATCCATGTTTATGACCCCTGTTAAACATAGATGTTATACATCAGGATCTGTCTTAAAGCCAGAACCCCATTCATCTTCAGAAACTTTTTGTTTCAGCTTCTCAAGATTAATAGCTCTGTCAATGATCTTGAGCTTCTCGTCTATGTCTAAAGTATTCATAGACTTGAGCAGCTCTGAAACTGCTTTCTCAAGATCTGGGTTTATGCCATTGTTTTTCTTACTCATAATCCACCAATAATTTTGCTACCACCAGTCAATCCTAGACCAGCTAAAGCACCACCCCCTAAAATTTTTGCACCACCTCTTACAATTTCAGACCCTCTTAATAAAGATTGCAATTCTTTTAATTGCATAAGATTTCCATACATTTGAGGGGTGCTTAACCAATCTATATTATTGTCTATAACTTTTTGAACATCAGCAGGTGATTTTGCTGCTTTTAATTCTAAAGATAATTTATCTTTAGCCAATTCTTGTACAAATGGCTCATTGTTACCAGTCAGACGGCGAAATGCCTCAACAGAATCTCTGCTTTCAAATGCTTTATTAATGATATTTTTTGTATCATACGCAGGTAAATCACCAATATATTCACCAGCTCGTTTTGTAACTTTTTGACCAAAAGCCATGTCAGCTAAGTTTATAGGTTCAGACAATTTAGCATATTGTGACAAAACATTATCAAATCCTGCGCCTTTGGGAGAATTTAATACTTCAGTCATAATTTTTTCAAGATCTCGCGCAGTTTGTACGGCAGCTCCACCATAACCTTCGGCTTTTTGGTCAGCTATTTCTCCAAGACGACGACGTTCTAAGTCCATACCGCGAGCATTAGGGTATGCTTCTCTTCCAGAAATTTGTTTAGATGGATTTTCCATTCTAGACAAAGTATCTCTAATTAAATTTAATTGTTCTTGACTTCTAGAACCTTCAGGTAGTTTAAGAGCATATTCTCTTATCCTATCCGCATATTCATTCCGCATAGCATCTTGGTATGGCTCTACACGAGCATAATATTTTTCAAATAATTCTTTTGCGTCTTTTTGCCTATCTGCAATTGAATCTTTCAAGCGTTGAATAACGGTTTTTGATATTTTATCTCCAGCTTCACTTTGCGTAGAAACAGTGCTGGGTATTTTTTCTAAAATTGTTTTTTCTGGTGAAACAGCTGTTTTTACAGCTTTTGCAACAGCAGGAACTCCTTCTATAAGTGCTTCACCTGCCGGACCAAGAACTGCTCCTCCAACAGCAGAAATGCCAGCTTGCTCTGCTTTTTCTTGCAATCTTTTTGTTTGGTCTGTTTCTCTAGTTGGCTCTAAAGCTCCATAAACGCCACCAGTCACAGCTCCTTCTTTTGCAGCTTGCAAAGCTCTTCCACCAAAAGTTGCAGCTTCAGAAATTTTAGGAACATAACCAGCAGCTTTAGCCGCAAGACCTGGCGTAAATAAAGTTCCCAACATCGTTGGTATATAACCAGCACGAGTAGCGTATGGAGACCGCTCAAATGCTTGTTGATATTCACTTTCGAGTTTTTTTGCTGCTTCAGCAGATGCTTTGCCACCGTATTCTTGAGGCAAAAACTCTCCCAACCCGTAAACAGGTTCCATAATAGCTGTTTTAGCGCCAGTCAAAACATCAGAAAAAGTTGACGGTTCTTGTTTGCCATAACCAATTTTTTTTGAAAAATCTTCAAAAGCCATGTCAGAGTAATACTTTTTGTGTATACCCTGTGCCAATTGTTCATCCGAAAGATCATTGTATTGAGGAAACTTTTGACGAACACTTTCTATAGTCATGTCTGCCATAAATCACCTCAAGCCTAATGGATCTTCTGTTGTAATGGGTTTCGTAGTAGTTTGAGAAGGTTGAGACATTTGTACACCTTCTTTTTCAAGATATTTCAAAAATGTCTGTCTAGCTTTAGGTGATAACAATTTTATAAAGTCTTCGTCTGTCTTGCCAGTTCCTGCTTTGTAAAGATCAGCAGATTGAGCCAAACGACCAGCAATAAGTCGTTTTGCAACGTCAATAGAACCCAAAATTTGGTCAGGTGATCTATTAGCTCCAAAATTGCTTTCAGCTTCTTTACGATCAGCAAGAGCGCCAGCAACACCAGTACCAGCCCTAACCAATTCTGATGCAACAAATTGTTTAGCTGTATTGAAATTAGTAACCTGTGGAGCACCCATTTCTGTTTTAAATCTGTTAACTACACTATTGATAGCATTAACATTTTTATTTTTTTCAGCCAAAGCTAATTCTTCAAGCAAACTTAAATGTTGAGCAACTGTTCCTGTGGCGGCAATTTGTTGACCTCCTTTATATTGAGGATCAGTCCAATGCCTTTCAGTTGTGCCTTGTGTTTTAATTCCTTGCAAAATTTCAGCTTTTTTGATTGCAGCATCATAAGCCATTGTTTGAGTAATAGTTTTTTCTATTACTTCTAAAGTCTTCAGTGCACCTTGCTGGTCAACCATTGCAGCAATCATTGGTGCTCCTGCTTTAACAGCAGCTAACTTGGCAGCGTCGTGACCAGCTTGCAGATTAGATTTTGAAATTTCTATAGCATTACGAAAATCAGACTCTAATTGACGAGCATGGTTTTCCCATTGTTTCATCTGATCGTCGTAGCGTTTCTGTTCAAAAGCTATGCGTTCTTTATTGCCTTCACGGTAACCATTAAACAAGCCAGCCATAGCTTGCATAGCCCCAGTACCACTTGCCAATCCTTTGTTGCCAAGCATAGCACCAGCCATAGGAAGAAGAGCGCCAAGGCCAATCAAACCTTGCATTGTGTGCTCTTCAATATCGCGCTTAGGCATTTCACCACGCGCAGCTTTCATGGCTTCAAATTGTTTAGATGCTGTATCAGCAAAAGCTCGGCTTGCTCCAAGTTCACCTTTAGCTAATGCTTCAGCTTGCTTTTGTTTAATTTGCTCTACTCGTCCAGTAGACTCAGCAGCACTTTTAATACCACCAAACATAGCATCGGCGCTGTCACCCAAAATACCACCAGTACCCAATGCTTTTTTTAAGCCAGTTTCAGTTTCTGGCGACATTTTGATTTCTGGTTCTTTTTGCTTTTCGTTCTCGTCAGCCATAACTTAACCTTTCAACATGCCGCCAGCGACAGCCCCGCCAAGAGCCGCATACATTTGATTTGCAGCTTGGTTAGCTTGTTGTTGCAATCCCAAAGACATGCCCAAACCTTGAGTTGTCGCATTGATTTGGTTGTTAATGGCGTTTTGCAACATAGTGTTACCAGGAGCAATAAGAGCCAAAGCCTGAGCTTGTTGACTTGCCAACAACTGTTGACGCAATGCTTCTTCCTGCAACGCAGTTTGCACCGCACCAACGCCACCTGAGCGAGCAGATGCTTGAGCGGCACGAGCCTGAGCAGCTTGATATGCTTGCTGGTTAGCAGGTGACAAAGCACCCTGTAAGGCTTGAGACAACTGAGTATAGCCAGGCCCAATCAACGGAGCAGCAAGTTCTTTTTGCTGTTGTGCAGCTTGGTTGTATGCAGCAGCAATTTGAGCCTGTGCAGCCTTAGCTTGAGCCGCAGCCCGTTGTTGACCTAAATAACCTAACAATCCACCAGCACCAGCAATGCCAAGACCTAACAAGTTTTTTGGTTGAGAAAGACTTTTTAAAAGTTCATCTGTAAAAGATTTTTTTTCTTCAGGTGTTTTAGCTTGATCTACAGGAGGAGGGGTTGTTACTGCTGCACTTTTACCAGCATCAGCAATTAATTGTTGTACGCCAACGTCTTCACGACCGCCACCTTGAGCAGCCACTCTGGTGTCAAGACTTAATGCTGGTGTAACTCCTGGTATTGTTGTTGTGGCAAACCTTTGATTTGCTTCATCATAACCTACTGAAGGCATACCTGCTACGTTAGGAGCATTGTAAAAACTGTACGGTGATACAGCTTGTTGAAGCAAGGAAGTTTGATCTGCACTAACTACTGGCTGATAATAAGAAACATCAGGCCCATAAGTTTGCCCCCCAGACGTTATACCTAAATCAGCATATGTTGGACCGTATTCTTGACCACTAGTAGTTGGTGCGGGTGTGACATCAGGCACAAAACCATAATCATATGCCGGAATCCCATCATCAAACTCAAGCAAACCAGTGTCAGGGTTACGAGAACCGCGACCACCCCTGTCTTTAAGAAGTTTAGCTTCTTTAGGGGTAATATGAGCCAGAACGGTGTCACGTCCACGGCCTTTGCTTGCTAACACTTTTGCAAGTGTTTTCAATGGCATAGTGCCAGTTACTTCAGTCTGTAACACTTCAGCTAGATTGTGTTTGCGTGCCATCGCTACTCGGTCCTACTGGAGCACCCTCTTTCAAGGATGCTACGTTCCAAACATTTTGTGCGGGTTTCTGACTATCCGTACCACCCAAGAAACTACTACCTGGAGTATACCCTAAAGTGGGGGATGCAAGCAATGCACCACCAATAGGAGCCGTAGATTGCGTCGCTGCCGTTTTACCAGAAATTGTAGGCTGCGTATAAGTTGTTGGTCCAACCGATGCTGCTGTAGCTCGACGGGTTGGAGCATCAGGTGCAAAAGCCTGACCTAAACCATAAGATATAGCACCACCTAACAATTTAGATTCAGTGCCACCTAAACCTAATCCTTCAGACAAACCACCAGTCAAACCACCGCCAAGACCGCCGAGCAAGATACCTTTTCCAATATCTCCTCCGGTCAAACCAGCGCCTAAACCACCCGTAACGGCTCCGGTTACACCTTTTTGTAATGCTGAACCCAAAGCAGTAGAGCCAGCAAAAGTTGGTTTTAATTCAGGACCATAAACACCAACAGCGGCGTCTTCCAGCATAGCTCCGAGAGATCCGGATACAACAGAGCCAACGCCTCCGGTGAGGCCACCGACTAACATGCCCTGCCCAATATCACCGCCTTGCACAGCAGCGGACAAAGCTCCGGTTCCAGCTCCGATGATAGCTCCACCAACAACCTGGCCAACTGTCGTCGTTCCAATAATGGCCGCAGATGCAGCCTCAGCACCAAGCAAAGCAGAGCCAACCGCACCAGCGGTGATCCCTAATTCACCCAATCCTATAGCGGCAACAATAGCAACAGCGGGCATTATAGATCCAATTCATACTTGTAAGCAGGAACCATTTTACCACCAATCATCTGCTGTGACTGAGAAATTTTAACAGGCAGACCCGTTTGTTGGGCAATTTTGTTAAAAGCAGGTGAAGTGGCATAAGAAACAGCTCTTTTAAAACCCATTTCTTTTAAGCTATTAACCCCAGCTTGATAGCGTTTAACCAACGAATCCGGTGGCTCTACAGTAAATGTATGAAACTCAACCTCACCAGGAGCTTTAGGTTTTAACAAAAAAACAGTATTGCCAATTTGCAACAGTTGAACCATTTTGCGCTGCACCATAGTTCCTAAAGTAGACATAAATTTATTTATATCTAAATCAGGCATTTCTCTTTTGGCAGATGCTTGGATGATCTGAGCTGAATTCAATTTGACGTTTTCAGCTACTTTACCCGTCTTTTTCTGACGAATAGCACCCATAACGTCTTTTTGTTTAGACGTTTTACCAACTAAAGGCTGAGACGGTGCGACCATTACGTTAACCCCAAAGCTACAGCAATCTGCTCGTGAGCAAGCACATGCTCGGCAAGCCATTGGTAAAAATCATCCTCTTTTCGCCAATCAGCGTCAAGCATATTAAAAGGATTAGATAAACCTAATTGCGAGGCAAAGAACTGATGCTCGACTTGATGTGCCAGCAGCCAATCGTCTAAATTTTCAGGATCGGCATAAACAATAGGAAACGCTGGAACTTGTATCCCTTGGTCAAAAAAAGTGTCACGAAATAGCTGATGCTGGGTAGAGTTTTCAAACAAGAAAACATCTAACCCCTCAATATCTCCGAACTCAACAAGGGAAAGCGTCTCAAAATTAATAGCAGCCTCCTACTCACTTGTCCGCTTTCTTGTCCAGCTTATCAAATATCTGTTTCAGAATGTCTTTAATCTCAGCAATGTCATTCCGGTAGTCATCTTTAGATACATAAGATGTATGAAGATCTCTCTCGATCTCTTTCATGTCTTCCTGCAATGTACGAACAGCATCCCAAATAACCTTGAGAACCCATCCAACGACAGCGCCAGAGCAAGCAGTTATAAGGTTAATGGTATCCTGACTCATCATTATGCACCTGTAGAATAAATAGTTCCAGAAGAAGCACTTGTATCTGACATAGATATATTTTCAACAACAGGCACAATAATTGTAGGATCTAATTCCCACATCAAAGTGTCTGAGTTTAAAATATAATTGCCGTCAGGTTTGGGTGGAATAAAAGCGTCATAATTTGCATCGTAAGTAAATCCTACACCTGCAAAATGCTTTCTAAAACTTCTGTTGTATGACGTTTGTTTCCAATTTGTATAGCCACCTGACCATTGAGATAAAAACACAATACCTTTTGGTTCAGATTGCGGATAAGGCAAATCATCCAGTGTTTCGTTGGAAACAACACAAACTTCAATCACAACATTATTGTCATCAAGTTTTGCAAAGTGTGCCATGTTACGCCGTATAAGTTCCATTGCCTGTGTATTTGATAATAGTATTAGATCCTGACGTTGTAACTGTCGGAGACCCAGTTACGTTTGCAGAATAAGATGTTGTCGGTATAGATAATATCACAACACCAGATCCACCCGCAGCAGCCGTTTTGTTACTAAACGCACCGCCGCCACCGCCACCACCAGTATTAACGGTTCCAGTCGTAGCGTTGCCGTTTGAACCACCACCGTTGCCACCACCTCCAGTGCCACCAGATACACCTGCTATATTTGCAGTTTGAGTTGTAAATGGGCTAGTTGTTGTGTTGTAACCACCACCGCTATACGTCATTTGAGCGTTATTGGGGCTTGCATCAAAAAACCCTGTTCCATAACAAGTTAATAAACTTGTATTAGCAACAACAGGTAATATCGTTGTTGGTGGAGTAAAATTGCTGCTATAAATTACACTTTTTGTATATCTAAAATTGCTTATATATCCATTAGTAGCTTGAGTACCACTTGTTCCATCAGCACAACCAACATAAAAATTTGATCCGCTGTCATAAATTGTAAAATTCATAGAAGCACTTGTACCTACGCCATTAAGGTAGGTTGTTAAAGTAGTTCCATTTCTTACTACAGCAAAGTGATACCAAGTTCCTGTTGTAATGCCAGAACTCATACCTTGGTTAAAACCCCAACTAGAACTAGTATTTGCAATTACAAGTTGCACAGTTCCACTGCTATCAACATTAACAACAGGTCCAGCAAATTGACCTGAAGAAGCTCTTTTGCAAAAAATTCCATTAAAATTTTTCAAAGTATTTAAATAAAACCAACATTCTACAGTAAAATTACTGCTTCCAAATACAAGGGCAGATGAATCTGGAGCAGACAAATAGCTGCTACCATCAAAATATACACTACCAGTTAATGTTCTTACGTCTCCACCGCCACCGCCGCCTCCAGCGTATGTAACAGAAGAACCCGTTATAGATGAAGCTAGACCATTGCCGCCTGTTCCAGCCGTCGTAGAAGCATTACCTCCAGCGGCTCCAGCTCCACCACCACCACCGCCTATATAATATCCTGTGGTGACGTTACCGCCTGTACCACCCGCATATCCTTGACCAGACGTACCATTTGCAGAAGGAAAGAAATAATTGCTACCTCCTCCAGACCCACCAACCGTAGGAGCTCCTGCATAAAATCCAGCACCAGCACCACCGCCAACTGCTGTAATTGTTGTCAAACCAGAACCTGAAATACTGGAATTAGAACCAGCTAAACCGGCAGAACTACTATTGCCCGTTGCAGAAGAACCACTACCACCAGCTCCAACAGTTATTGAATATGTTATTCCAGAAGAAATAGCTACCGTTCCAGTTAATACACCGCCTCCGCCTCCTCCACCAGCGTCGTTGTATCCACCGCCACCACCTCCTGCAACAACCAAATAAGAAGCTGTTGTAATAGACACGGTATTAGATATGCTGTATGCGCTGTCACCTACAGCATTTGTTGCATAAACAGCAAAATAGTAGGAGCCACCTGATAAACCTGTAACGGTAATTGGGGAAGTTGGTGGAGATCCCGTAAGAATTGTTTTAGTGCCACCTGGATAAATAATGGCTGTAATGCTTGTAATGGGAGATCCACCATTATAACCAAGTGTAAAAGGTATTGTTGCAGTTGTGCCTGAAACAGTTACAGTTCCTAACGCAGGAGAATTAGGTATGTTAGGTGAAAAGCCAGGCCAATTACGAGCATAAACAGATTCTTGGTTATCATCTAAATGCCAAACGCCAGGCGCACTAACACTTGTTGTGCGGTTTTGAGGACCAATAATGCCACCATTGCGCCGTGTAGACATTAGCTAATAACCTCGTAAGAGCATGTCACAGTGATTTTGCTTGCAGTGTTAGCCGTTGCACGAAGGCTGTCACCTTCCAACAACCAAAGCTGTTTAGATAAAATATCCAAAGTAGAACCGCTAGGGATACTAATGTTAGACGCTACGTTGTAAGCAGTGCTGCTGCGATACAAATCAATTGTAATGTTGTAAGACGAAGCATTGTCATTGTTTGCACAATACAAACCATCAATCTTGTAAACAGAATTGCTGGCAGCAGGATTAGATACAATCGTTGTAGCCGTTGCACCTGCTGAAAACACTGCCGTGTTAGCGTAAATACTTGATACGTTTACGATATTAGGATTAGCCATTAGCCGCCTCCGAAGATAATTGCCATTGCGATGGCCTTGCCTATGCCAATACCACCAAGGTTAGAAAGTGCTTGCGATGCGTTATTTGCCCCTGTCCCACCACGGGAAATAGGAAGAATTGAAGTGCTTGGAGTACCAGCAAACTGAGTGAATGTAATAGCCGTTGTTCCTAAAGTGACAGGCGCAGGAGTTTGTTGCACCCAAATTGTGTTGCCTAATGTAGCTCCACTATCAACATAGAAACTATCGCCAGCAGCTATTTCAGTTGTATCGTTATAATCTGTAGCACGAGTCAGAATAAACGTAGTCGTCGCGTTGCCTGTCCTCGTTACCGTATAAACACCATTCTGAGCCTGGGCAGTCTGATCTTTAATTAAAACACGTTGCGTTGCAGCAGGAGAAGATCCGTCAAGAGACAATGCACCATTGGCAGTCGCTGTTAATGTAGCGCCATTTCCTAATGTACCGTTTGAATAAGTTACCGAAAGATTAGCTGTAGAAGCATAATTAACCGGAATCTGAGCATTTAATCCGTTAACAGCAGCATTAAGAGTGTTAATGTTAACAATAGCAGATCCAACATTAGAGTTGGTATATGTGACATTACCGCTATAAAAACTAATGTTAGGAGCAAGTCCAATATTACCAGTCGTTGTAATAGGACCACCAGTTAAATTGGCATCAGTGTTAATTAAAGTAACTGTACCGTTAGAACCGGCAGCAACTGTTTGAGAGACCCAAGCTGTGCCATTAGAAACAAGAACATTTCCTGTGTTTCCAGGAGTAGGCACAACAAGAGTTATAGTTCCATTTGATGTAATTGGAACTCCAGTAAAACTAAATCCGTTAGACGATGAAGCGTTAATAGATGTTACCGTCCCGCCACCGCCTGCTGATGAAGCTGTCTTTAACATTGACTACTCCTGAACCATAATTTATAATCCATCCCGACGTTAAACTCAGGAGTTAAACATGAAGCATTGTAAATGGTGTAAACAAGAAAAGCCACTGTCAGAATTTCATAAACATTTAAACATGAAAGACGGGTATTTAAACAAATGCAAAGTTTGTTCTTATGAAGAACAAAAAGAATATAGAAAAACAGAAAAAGGAAAATTGGTAAGGGCGAAAGAAAAACAATATCCGGAAGCAAAAAAACGTTACAAACAAAGTGAGAAAGGGAAACTAAAAGCAACCCAATATAAAAGGCCAAAAGATAGGGAAGCTGCAAAAAATGCAGTGTCTTACGCATTGCGTTCTGGAAAGTTAATTCGACAACCATGCGAAATTTGCGGAAAAAAAGGTGAAGCTCATCATTGGTCTTATTTGCCTGAACATAGACTTGACGTGCAATGGCTTTGTCGCCATCACCACAATCAACTCCATATTGAACAGTCAAATTTAAAATCATGGTCACACCGTGAAGGTCTATAACCCGTCGCCAGGAGTAATATAAATAACAGCCGTACCGCTGGACGTAATACCTGTGAAGTATTGGTTAGCGTTAAACGTCAAGATTTCGTCAGTGCCTGGAAGCAAGGGGAAAGCTCGACCAGTTGAAGTGACAATTGCTGCATTACCTGATGCTTGGCTGGAAGTGTCGCCAAAACCAAGGAAAACCACAACAGTACCGCTATTGATGACACGGTATTGAGTACCACCAATGGTCGTTGATAAGCACTGAACGGGCGTAGGAGCAGACGTTGCCGCTGTAAACGTCACCGTATTTCCCATTGGTGTAAATGCTTGAATACCCATTATTCAACTCCTGCTGGAAGTGGAGCAAAATCAAATCCTGTATAATAATACCCATTTGGAGTTACATAATCAGGGCATGCTACCCAATATAACGGGCTTGGCACAGTTGTTTGAGCTGTTGAAACAGCCACAACTCTATAACCTAACACAACAGGAGGCGAATAGTTGTTGTCATATATTTTATCATTAGGAGAAATTAACGCATATTCTTGTGGTGGAGGAGGCACATACGGAGCAACAGGTCCATAAACTCCCGCCTGAAGATCTGTATATAATTGACGACCGTATTCTTCTGGATCATTAGGAGATGCAGTAAAAGGAATATAATTTGAAAATGTATCAAATTTAACACTGCAATTAATTGCACTGTTTTGAGCATTTGCATAAACAGGATTTTTTACGCCTTCAATTGTTGGCATTTTAAGCTATCCTTTGAAATAAATTATTACCAATAGAATACTGACCGCCTCCGCAAAACATATAAGTTCCTGGAGGATTAGTCCCGCCAGGAGAATTAACATCATGGCAAAAAAAATCACTGCCACTAAAAATAGATCCAGGTGACCCACTATATCCTGTACTAACAAATTGCCCAAATACATATGCTCCTACTGCGGCAAATACATTAATGGGAGATGGAGACGTAGAAGAAACCCAAGCAGTCCCATTGCTGGTCAATACGTTTCCGGATGTTCCAGGAGTAGGGACGTTTAAAGTTAACGTACCAGAAGACGTAACAGGTCCACCACTAAAACTAAAACCATATGATGAACTTGCGTTAACGCTAGTAACTGTACCAGCAGAAATAACTTGAGATACCCATGCTGATCCATTGCTAACTAAAGCGTTTCCTGCATTTCCAGGAAAAGGACCAGTAAGTGTTAATGTTCCATTTGTATCAATTG